GCCCACGATTTCTTGACCCGTTTGTTTCAACGGATCTTCTTTCATCAACGCTTCTCTATTGATACTGCGGAGATTCTTGATCTTCTTACGGAACCACTCACGGGATTCTTTTGTACGTGGTGTGATACCCGCACGGAACGCTTGTAGTTCTAATCGTTGAAATATGTTGGACATTGTAGATTCCGTTAAAATTCGTACTTCTATTTATACGTTATTTTTTCTTCTTTCTGAACGGAGGTAGTTTCTTTAACGGTTTTTTGGTACGCATACGTTGGGTAGACTTGGGCATGATACCCATAGCGGTGAGTTCTTTCTCAGTCCATATCTCGAAGTGGTACCCTCTATCCTTCGCGTATTCGGATGCGGCCTTCCACTTGGACTGGTTCTTGATGTAAGTCATACCTTCGTTTAGAATGGTTCTACGAGACTTCCCCTGTTTACGTTCAGGTAACTTGGTCTCCTTGAAGGGTTTGACTTCTACTAGGACAACACGACCAGACTTGTACTTGATGACGAAGTCCATGAAGTATCGGTGAGGTTTCTTATCGGTCTCGCAGATGTAAGGGATGACAAGTTCCTCAGACATCCATTGTTCTATGTCCGAACTGTCATCACACCATCTCATAACATGTCGTTCCCAACCTGAACGATAGACTACGTTGTCTACATCACCGGCATATTTGGCAGGGTTCTTTGGTTTGTATCGACCTTTATATGTTTTCATTCTTAACTTCATGTATAAATACTGTAAACCTATTTATAAACACGAGATTTACCGATGGCTATCAAAGAATTTTTAACTTCAATAGGGGACTCTATCTCAGCTTCACCCTCTGAAGCAGAGAACGGTCAGGCCTCCCCTCTCAATACATTGTCTTCAACTCCTAACAAGTTGATTTATCCACTCAATGACCAAGAGAGATATGGTGCAAGTATAACCTTTAAAGTATTTGAAGTAGTGCCTCCTACTCTAAAAGGCGACTCCTCTACAGTTAGTGAGATGTTGGGTGAAGAGGGTGATGCAAGATATAAAGAGTTGAATGAACAAAGTAAGGGTCTTGAAAGACAATTCGCTAACAAACAGATAACGCGTCGCGTCTACAGAGACAAGAAGGCTAGAATCAAGAACTCTATGGATGCTAGGTACGTTGAGAAACATGGTACCAAGTCTCCTATGGAATACACCGATAGAAATATAGAAGATACCGGAAACATGGTTAAACTGTACCTACCTATCGCATTGACCCAAGCAGATGGGTTGAGTTATGCACAACCGGAACTTGGGCCCTATGGCGCGGGTGCCACAGCTGCGATGAGTCAAGGTAAAGGTATACTAGAAACTCTAGGGGCCGGTTTCGAGAAAGGGATGACCAATATAGCAGATATGGTTGCCGGTAACTTGCAAGGTGCGGCCGCTGGACTTGCATTACAACGAACCGCTGCCGCGATGAACGCTACTACTGGTAATGCTGCCTCTCTTGCGTTCGGTGTAACCGTGAACCCTAATGCAAGGACTGTATTCAAGGGCGTTAACATTCGTGAGTTCGCCTTTCAGTTCAAGTTCATTCCTAAGTCTTCGTTGGAAGCAAAGGAAGTAGAGAAGATTATAAAACGATTCCGTAGTTATGCGTATCCAGATACAATTAACGTCGCTAAAATCAATGCAGGGTACAAGTACCCACACATGTTCCAGTTAGATTTATTCTACGAGAACGAGGCTGGGGTTAAGAAACGTATCGGTACCAAGATGAAGAAGTGTCATCTGAAGGCAATCTCTACCAACTACAACTCAAGTAGCATGGCATTCCATCCTGATGGTTACCCTGTCGAGATTGACCTATCTCTATCCTTCGTGGAAGAGAGAACCCTGAACCGAGACGATATTATGGAAGAGGATGGTTATTAATGTCATACTTTAAAGATTTCCCATTACAGTTCTATTCCTTCGGCAACGGAGAAGAATCAGCACTGATACAAAACATTGCGACCTATGTAGATATTCTGGACGACATTAAAGCTAACTCCTCGTTCTACCAAGACTATTACATACAAGGTGGAGAGAGACCAGACCAGACTGCATTCATGTTGTATAAGAACCCACACATGCACTGGTCGTTCTACTTTATGAATGATAAGATACGTGAACAAGGTTGGCCTCTCGAATACACTCAAGTTGTCGAAAGAGTTAAGTCGGATTACTCTGACCACGTACTCACGACACAGGACGCCATACACAGTATCCTCGCAGTAGGGGACACTATAACGGGCGCGATAAGTAATGCGGTAGGTATCATTACCCACAAGAACCTAGACCTAGGACAAATCTACGTGGAACTTCAAGGTGTTGAGACGTTTCAACAAGGCGAGATGGTAGTCTCCGATACAGACATCAATGAAAATGTTGTTATCGTCGCTGCTACTCAGGGGTATCTTTCGGTACATCACTATGAGGTAGATGGTGAACACGTAGACTTAGATTTAACGGATATGAGTGTACCTATGAATGCGGTACCTATAACGAACCTAGACTTCTATGTGGAAGAGAATGATAAGTTGAAACAGATACGTGTTGTCAAACCAACAGAAATCAACACAGTAGAGAAATTATTTAAAGAATCCTTGAGGTCGTAATGTCGGACAATACAGCTGATTCGATTAACATTGAATCTGTAATCATTGAAGTGAAAGACTCTAAGCAGAGTGCGCAGATAGCGAACGGTGTTTCTGATATCGATATATTCGAACATCTAGACAAACCTTACCTAACCGCTATATTGGGTTACACCGACAGGGATAGTGTTGTCTCCAACATGGACATCGCTGGTGGTGAGAAGATACATATCCAACTAAAGAGTAACCGCGCTCAAACTGTAAGTGTTTCCAAAACATTCTTTATTGATAAGATAGTCCTATCCGATAAGAGTACGGACATATCAGAATTCTATGTGTTTCATCTAATAGAAGACATTGGGTACATATCTAACCTACACAATGTGAATAGGTCGTACAGTGGTAAGCCTAGTCAGATTATCCGTAAGATATCCACTAACCTTCTCGCGAAGAAAGTCGATATATCCTCCGAAGACTTCCAACAGATGAAGGTCATTGTACCTAACCTAACTCCGATTGATGCTATGTGTTGGGTAAAGAACCGAGCCTCCACATCAGACGGGTATCCCTTCTATCTGTACTCCACGTTGGTTGACAGTGACCTTCAGATGAAAGACTTGAAGTCTCTCATGAAAGCAAAAACAAAGAACTCGGAACGTCCCTACACATTCTCTGAGAGCCAGATAAGTGAATCAAAGAACCCTCCGGCAAAGAGCGAGAGAATCATTGTACGGTTTCAATCAAAGGGTACAGAGAACTTATTCAAACTAATACAGGACGGACTCATTGGTTCGGACTATCGTTACATTAATGTAACCAAGAACAAGGTAGACCGCTTCACATTCAACGTAGATGAAGAGGTCATCAAACCACTAAAGAAAGATGATATCATCGACAAGGGTACACCGTTGTTTGATAATGGTAGATATGAAGATACCACTGCTGATATAAAAAGTCGGCGTATAAGTCAGATAGGCGGAACTTCTGCTCACCATAACCACAAATCGTACTCTGAGAGTGAAGGGGTAGCGCAGTATAGATTAAACATCATTAACCGAGCCATGACTCATATGCTCACCAAGAGCAAGATTGACTTTGTAGTTGAGGGTATAGACTTTTTAGACGGTAATCAGAACGACACGTTGGGTAAAAAGATATCACTCAGGTTCCTACGTAACCGAATGGATGAAAGCGATACTGATGTATATGACAAGAAGAAGTCCGGAGACTTCCTCATCTTTGCTTGTAAACATTCGATATCACGTAATTCGTACTACGTGACGATGTCTGGTTTAAAACTATCTAATGGAGAAGTGAGATGATACCGAGCAGTTTTACTGAATTCTATGGTGACCAATCACGTTGGTTCCTTGGTGAGGTTGTCAATGTAAAGGACGATCCAGAGAAGTTGGGTAGAGTCAAGGTTAGGGTTTTCGGTGTATATGATGATATCGATGAGGCTGACCTACCTTGGGCCCAGATCGTTGTACCTGTCACTACGGGTGTCCATGAAGGTAAGGGACAGTACCTAGGTATCCTAGTGGGTACACAGGTGTTCGGTATGTTCTTGGATGGCAAGAGTTCTCAGTTACCTATGGTGATTGGTACTGTACCTAAAGTGATAGACACCGGAGAAGTGGACTCTAATAAAAAACCTATTTTAAAAAGTGATGCGAACCCTAAGGCGGAGGCCAACTACCCACACAACAAAGTGTACGAGACAGAGACTGGACACTTCAAAGAGTATGATGATTCAGGTACCGGACGTATTCGTGAACAACACCAAGATGGTACGTACTACGAGATGACCGATGACGGTATCCACATCTACGGAAACACGAAGGTCACCATCCACGGCAAAGGTGAAGTCAACGTTGTTGCACCTGTAGTGAGCGTGAACGGTGGTGTGGTCAAACTGAACTCATGAATATTGAACTTCCATGTTCTGGTACAACTCTACCTACCAAGGCTGAGTTCGTTCAGGTGTACAATGATATCCTGATGATACCTAGCAAGTTGAAGGCATACTCCGTTGCGAACCCAGACTTGGATGCCGAGGTACAGAAACAGATAGATGATGCCATTAAACAGATAGAAGACTTTGCTGAATTACAGTCCAGTATACTATCACCCTATTGGCAGAACGGTCAGATACGTAACTGGCAGAAAGAAGCTAACGATGCATGGTCGGAACTGATTGATGAGTTCCACATATACATCCCCGCAAAGATACTTGAACTGATATCTAAAGTGATACCGATAGAGTTCACCGTAACCATTATGGGTATAGACGTTGACCTACTCAAGATACTAGAGAAGGAAGAACAAGAGAGCGTCAAGAAACAAATCACCGATGAGGTAGACAAGTATTATGCTCTGGTACCCAAAGGATATCAGTACTATAACGGAGAATTTGGTGTTGAATGTGATGAGTGGAAGGGTAAGTTAACTTGGGCATATTTTAAAAACGAGTTAATCAAGTGGTGTACCAATACGTTACAGGCAGCATTCGGTGCATTGATTGATGCGTTCAAAACGATATGGGATGCCTTGGGTCTACCTAGTCTACCTAGTCTATTAGAGTTCGATGTCGAAACGTTCATACGTGGACAAATAGATACGTTCAAACAACAGGCCGAAGATTATGCCAATGGTATCCTAGCTGAGATAGAACAACTCACGGTAGATGCTGAGAATCTGGTGGGAGATGCCAGAAAAGAGATTGACGATAAGATAGCTAAACTACAGAAGGACTTTGAAGAGTTTAGTGTCAACGGGTACGTCATAGATGAACTCCGAAAGGTGGAGTTGTTCGGGATGTCCCTTCTAGATATCATTGGGGGTGATATTGAAACCAATGTATTATGTCCGGAAGACCAGATAAATGAACTGGTACGTGCGGCACGAGACTGGTTCGCACAGTGGCAGAAAGAACTAATCTTCATGTGGATTAAGAAGATTAAGTCATTCTTAGATGCCATTGGATTAGGCGCCATACTTGACTTCTTAGTGTTGACATTCTGCGATGTACTTGAGTTGATAGGAATCCCGACATCATTTGAATTAACTTTACCTGAATTACCTGAAATCGATGTTGCGGTTTCTGTATAAATAGTACAAAAAGAGTTTAACCATTATGGCAAAAGCATTCTCAATAGAAGACGGTAACTTACAGAACAAACCAATCACAACCACGATTGACCGTATCAATAAAGATATTGATTGTTCGTTTACACCGAATCCTACTACAGGTGACATATACAAGGCGACTGATGCTAACGCAGTTCGTCAATCTGTAAAGAACCTCTTAATGACAGAGAAGGGGTCTATGCCATTTCGTCCGTATTATGGTGCGGGTTTGGAAAGTATACTGTTCTCCCTATCTACTGACTTGGATGAGGACGACATAGAAGAACGGGTACGTTCTACCATAAACAACTATGAACCTAGAGCAGACCTCAGAGAAGTAAAGGTTTCTATTAAACCAGATTATAATTCGGCAGACATAACGGTAATCTTTGGTGTGGTCAATACCACCAAGATTGTTACGTTAGGTTTAACTATTGCAAGGGCAAGATAATGACTATTAATACCTCTGACTTAGATTTTTATGATATCAAGTCCAAACTAAAAACGTACTTCCGAAACAGTGGGGAGTTTGAGGACTATGATTTTGATGCGAGTGGTCTATCTAACATTCTAGACGTACTGGCATACAACACCCATATCAATGGTCTTACTGCTAACATGTCTATCAATGAGTCGTTCCTGAGTACCTCTCAGTTGCGTTCGTCTGTTGTATCCCATGCAGAGAGTCTAGGGTATAGCCCTAAGTCAATCACGGCTGCACGTGCGATAGTTGATGTCTCTATCTCTATACCTTCCCCTGCCCCAGATTCATTTACCCTTGCTAGGGGTACAAGTTTCTTCGCATCTATCGATGAGACCAACTACGAGTTCTTTACTACAGAGAACTACAGTGCGGTCAACGATGGCGATACTTTCACCTTCACTGGAGTTACTCTGGTAGAAGGTAAGAACAAGTTGAAGACATTCCTTGCTGATAGTAACATCGATGTACCTTATGTGATACCGGATAGCACTATAGACACTTCTACGATGTTGGTCAACGTGTTCCCTAACGGTACCACCGACCAGTCTAACGTGTACCTAGACATCAAACGGGTTGCAACCATTACCGACGATTCACGCGTGTACATGGTACGTGAGTCCCACAATGGTGACTACGAGATTATATTCGGAGACGGTAACGTACTAGGTATTCGACCAGAGACGGGTAACGTCATTAAGGTAGAATACATTGCAACCAACGGAGCTGCCGCAAATGGTGCAAAGTTATTTACGTTGAATGAATTCGGAGAGACTGAATATGTTATAGACGTAACCACAACTTCTAACTCAGCGGGTGGTTCGGACATTGAGACTCTCCAGTCAATCAAGTTGAATGCTCCACTTGCATACTCTGCGCAGAACCGACTGGTCACCGCAGACGATTACACAGGATTGATTCTAAGTAGTTACGGTGCGTATGTCAATGACGTGACTACATGGGGTGGTAACGACAATGTACCTCCACAGTACGGTAAAGTGTTTGTCAGCCTAAACTTCCTAGATGGTGTAGACGATTCTTCTAAGACAATGGTGGAAGATATGATTAAGAGTCAATTGACTTCTAACCTTTCTATCATGTCCATCGATACCGAGTTCGTTGAACCTCAGTATACGTACCTAGAACTACAGACGTTCTTCAACATCGACCCTGTTAAGAATACTACAACTCCAGAAGTTTTACAGACTCAGGTAGACGAACTGATTCAGAGTTACATGTCAGTTAATTTGAACCAATTCAATTCCGTGTTCAGACGTTCGAACCTATTGTCTGATATAGACGGTCTCTCTACTGCTATTCTGAACTCTAGGATGGATGTCAAGGTACAACAACTAATTGATATCACTCAGTTGGTCGCGGATCTCGAAGCAGCTCAAGCAGCTGCAGGCATTCCCTTCGACACATACATTGAACAGGACTACACACTCAACTTCCCTGTCATTCTATCTGCTCCAGACAAGGACGAATTTGTAGTAACCACTACGGTATTCAAGTCCGATGGTCTGAACGTATTGGTTAAGAATGAATTGGGTTCAACTCGACTACAACTAGTCGACCTTAACGGTGTTGTACGGATACCTAACATAGGTTCATACGACCCTGCCAAGGGTGAGGTGTTTTTGAGTGCATTGCGTGTGGACAAGGCTGGGTACGTAGGCGAGGGTATTAAAGTGAGTGCAACCCCCGCGAACCAAAGCACAATTAGTCCATTGAGAAACTACATCTTCACTCTGGACAGCGAAACATCGACTACCAAAGGGACTGTCGATTCCGGAGTAACTAAGGTTCTATTGTAATGTCACAATTTCTTGCTAATCAGTA